GTCACCGAACGCCATTCGTCCTATTCACTATAACCCGTGAATATGATGGATCCGAAAGGACCGTTGACATCTGGGATCTTACCAGGTTAAAATGTAGATAATACAAAATAACCCTTTGGATCTAGTGAGTTCATATGAACTTGTTCATATAACATAACTTGACGAAGGAGGTGGCACCTTTCAAATACTGCCGTCCCCGAAAGGGAACAGCGGAACTTGAATAGAGGCCCCGAGTTTCCTTAACTTTTAAAATACATCCTAAATAATCTAATGAAATCAATCTTTAAATTAAATAGAACAACTTTAAAAGCTAAGATGGTCGGTGCTAAAATTCGAGCGTATGCCCTAAGTAATCCGAAAGGGTTGCTTAGTGCTTTACTTCCTGAGGCATGGCGTATAGCCGTGATCTCATTTGGTAAAGTGAAAAGTCTTTCCTCTCGTGTGAGAATGTTCAACAATTTCATGCAGACCGTATTTCGAGTTTATCGAAACCACGGATCTGGATTTACCATTAAATGGTTAAAATCGAACTCAGTAGCTCTACAGCGTTTTATTGCTGGATCGCCTTACTCCAGTCTGCGAACGATTGAAGCCGGTCTTCCTCTTCCTCGATTATACGGTGGTCTACCAGGGGTTATACCCTTGATGGATCGACGTATGATCAAGCGAGGAAACCCGAGCGTCATAAGATGGTGGTTGACATTATTTAATGTTTACCGTATCTTAGACGGCCCGTTAAAACCTTCTTTAAATACTATAACAGACCCCTTTATTGGGGACCCTGCTATGGTAGAAGAGTTTAAGGCTTTTCTTGAATCGCATTTCTGGAAGATATTACCTGGTACAAGACCAAGTGACATCAAGACGTCAGCTAGTTACATATTTCGATCTCAATCAGCAGGTCCTAATACATACAATGCTATTTATTCTTATTTCACTGATCTTTGTTGGTGGGCACAGTCCGAAGAGGACTATGCTATCTTCAAGGATTATTGTCTTAAGAGTAAAAGCTATGTGTTATGGTCTAAATTTGATAATGGAATATCATTGCTCTTCAATCTGTTGACTGCCGGCGCTAGAATACCTATTAAAGGGTCTTTTAGCTACGACGGTACAATAGATGGAGAAGCAGCAATCAATACATTGCCTAAAGAAAGGAATGTGAAGAAAACCGGTAAAGTTGGGTACGTTAGTCCCCAATCTTTAGTTACCCCTTTAAGAGGAGGTCAATTAGCTTTAAAAGTGGAACCAGCTGGTAAAGTTCGGGTATTTGCAATTGCAGATATCTGGACTCAATCAGTACTGTCTCCGCTTCATAAGTCAATTTTCCGAGTCTTAAAAGGTCTTCCTAATGACGGTACCATGGATCAGGATCTTGCTTATGCAAGATGCCAGACCAAGGCCGTTATTGCGAAGGAGGCTTACTCCATAGATCTTTCTTCGGCGACGGATCGATTGCCTATGTTAATCCAGGAACCAATTTTAGATCACCTTACTGGTACTCCCGGATTCGGTAAGTCTTGGTCGAAACTGCTCACTAATCGTGAGTGGATTCTTCCTACGACTTATTCGTTATCCGAGGAGTTCCAAGGGTTAGGTTTACCTTTTGGTAAAGGATTGAAGTATGCAACTGGTCAGCCGATGGGAGCACTTAGTTCCTGGGGAATGTTGGCATTAACACATCATTACGTGGTGCAATTCGCCGCGCACCGAGTGAAAGCTCGAGGCTTAGGTGAATGGTATGACAATTATGAAATACTGGGAGATGACATTGTTATCTTTGATAGCAGTGTTGCCTCCGAGTATGGGATTATTATGAACACTTTAGGTGTTGGTACTAATCCTCATAAAAGTATACCTGCTCCTTCTAAATCTGTATGTGAATTCGCAAAACGAACTTCACTTAATGACTCAGATGTTTCAGGTCTTTCTTGGAAAGAGTTCCTACAAGGGAACAATCTTCCTGGAAAAATCAACTTAGCCTTGCGGCTAGGGGAACGAATGATAATTAACGAAGCTTCGCTTAAAGCGATTCTCGTTAGATTTGGATCAGATATGAAAACTCAGCTAAAAGCTGGAGTTGCTCATGGGCTGATCGGGATATTAGGATCTCTTTTATCTAAATTAGATAATAAATCGCTAATACCTGCATTGAGCTTATTGGTAGATCCACGCGTTTTAGACGGGGAGGATTATCAACCTTGTGATGTGTCGATACCTATTAACCAGGCTGTACAGGTCATATTGTTTTTGATGAAACGTGATTTCATTACTATCAACTGGGCTGATCTTATATCTAAATATAAAGATCGTGCTTCGTTTGTTAGAAGTGAAATCGCCCCTTTCGCATCACAGACTGCGTACTTAACAGCTTATGGTTTGATCAAAGGAAGCGTAAAAGCTTACGATGATAAAATTGAAGTGTTATGTCACATGCTGATTGATGTGTCAAGGGTTGAAGACAAAATCTTGAAGGCACAAGTTCGAAGTGTTGCGGAGGATATCCTATTAAGGGATACCGATCCACAAGACACCTTGGACGAGTGGACTACACGTATAACGAAACTTAGAGAAGAACCGCCTCTTGAAACCGCATTAATGTGGTTAAAAGATGCAGAAGCTTATTCTAGATCGTTTGACGTGCAGTTCTCGCGACCAAAGGGAACTATTCCTACCGATAACTCTTTAGCCTTAATGGCGTCAAAAGCTGGTGAGAAAGTACCAAGATACTGGGACGAGCTACCTGAGTTCCGTGGATATCCTGAATTAGGATTACACAAGAAAGACTGGCTTCGTTCAGCTTTAAAGAACCAATCATCTTAGCGACTTTAGTTGGAAGACCGTAACAACGTCTTCACTGAGTTCAGATACTTACAGTACGAAAATTCGATTAAGAATTTTGGACTATAGAGTATTAGAAAGAGTGATACTTCTCTTTTAAACCGAAAAAGTAGGTCTAATATTCTGTCTTTAATGACAATATATATCCTTGGCTTCTTCGGAGAAGTAGTATTGTTTATCTTCTTCTCTAAAGGTGCTAAAATGTTC